ATAGTGGTATGAACAAAAAAATATTTGCCCAATTATTGGCACACAGCCAAAACGATCTAACAAAGATCACACAACCATACATCTTGGAAACATTCAGTGTGGAAGTGAAACGTTGCGACACAATAGAACAATACGTGGAGGCCATAGACGACGCCTGCCTGCACAAATACTTCTCCAAGTACTGGCAGAATGACATGAAGAAATGGAAGTACTCGGGTGTGGCATTGATAGATGAAGTGAACAGTCTCAAACCCAGGGCGGTGCTAGACGTTGGGTGTGGACACAACGAATTCAAGGACAAGATAGACAACCTAACAGGCATAGATCCCTACAATGACAAAGCGGACCTACAGATCAGCACACTGGACTACAAGACGGATCAACGGTTTGACGTGATCATGTGTCTGGGATCAGTGAACTTCGGTGGACGAGACAAGATCATAGCAGAGGTGGGTAGATGTGTGAACCTGTTGGCGGACGGAGGCACCATGTTCTTCAGGGTCAATCCAGGAATACAGCACGACCGACCCGAGGCCCAGTGGATCGAGTTCTTCGCCTGGAACGTGCCATTCATCATAGAGTTGGCGGAGATGTTCAATCTACAGGTTCTGGACATCAGGGACGACACGAATTCACGCAAATACTTCGTTTATCGCAAGAAATCATAGTAGACTTATGCTAGAATTGTGCTACAATAAAGTGTAAATACCTACAATGCAAAAACATACTAGAAGTCTATTAGAAGAATTAAGTTCGATGCCCTTGAAAAGAGACAAGGAAGAAGTGGTCGAAAGCAGAGCATCGCACATATTAGAAAGTGCCATAAGACTGATGCACTACATCAGGGAGAACTTCGACCAAGACACAGCATTCAAACTGGAAAAGAAGTTCAATTCAGCGATCAAGAACATGGACGCATCCAAATTCAGCAAAGGTGTTGCCCGCATCAAAGAAAACAGAGACATCAAACAGAACGTGCTGAAGATCCGAGACGGCGACTACCAAGAGGACTAATGAAATACGGATTTTTAGGTCCCGCAGGCAGTAACCTCAACTACATTGGACAGGTGTTTACAGGTGCAGATATAAAATCAACATTGGCATATCATGATAACGACAACGGATCACACAGTTTGAAAAAGAATATGAACTTCAAACTATGGCCGAGGTGGACTGTTGATTGCGAATCACATGTTCACGACCCGGAGTATACAATAATCCAGATACTATGTGAGAAGAAACATAAATTTTTATTACTAAATTGGTTTGAAAAGAATTCTCGCAGAAAACCGTCAGCGTACCCATATATAGATGGTTGGATAAAGAACCAATTACAAGCATGGAGTGTGATGAATATGGATAAAACCTCCACCCTGACAAGGGCGGTGTTACACTGGTTTTATAAAATCACCAGCAAAGACAACGAAGAATTGAAAGACATAGCAATGATAAAAAACAAATTTAGTTTTGATGCTTTTTATGAGGATGATCCACGCATCGTCAAAGAACAGTTTTCTCAATATGAAATAGACTACAGTGAAGAGATGTATAATAGATGGAAAAAGTCACAAAAAACGATATTTGATAGTTATAAGAATATAGAAAAAAATTTAGACAACCCGTTGAACCTAGAGGTCTATTGGCATAGGGGTATAGCAATGGGCATCAACGGACTGGAAAACAATCTAGAAGAACATGAGGCGTGGGGAAAGTGGTATGAATAAAATTAAGATCAGCACACATTCGCCCTTTCAACCTTTAGAAGCCGTGTGGTTAGGACAGGGTCTCGATGAGTCATTTTTTGATTGGGTAGAAGACAACGATATTAAAAAACCTTTGCAGAAAATAATAAATGAAACTAATGAGGATTTGTCTAACATTAGAAAAGTATGTGAGAGTCATTATGTCAAAGTTTATCAAGACACACCATTGAAATTTGATCCTGCCATCTTCAAGAATAAATTAGCTCTACCAACCCCGCCTATTCAACCCAGGGATACCCATCTGACCCTTGATAATAAAATTTATTGCACTTCCACAGAACCAGCATGGAACTTTGTTCATGAGATTGTTGAGCCAGAGTGTATAGTAAATCTGTTTGACCTGACATATAAAGATCAACTTTACGAGAATGGCAACATGTTGAGCGGGGCATACTGTTATAGACTAGGTAAAAGAATTATAATACCAACATTGGTAGACAAACCGATGAGGGATTTTAGTAAGAGTTTCTTTACCAGCAAAGGTTATGAGGTCGTAGAGACAAACGACGAAGGACATTCCGACGGCATAATGAGTGTGGTGAAACCAGGAGTGATTGTTTCGTTGGAAGACAAGGAACACTATAGAAATACATTCCCTGGATGGGAGGTTTTTACAGTCACCGGACAAAGTTGGAATGCAGTAGGCGGGTGGCTAAAATTCAAACAAAAGTCCAAAGGAAGATGGTGGATTCCCGGGGAAGAATCTAACAACTATCTACTGCAATTCGTTAATCAGTGGCTAGATCATTGGGTGGGGTATATTGAAGAAACTGTATTCGATGTGAACATGCTGAGTCTATCAGAAGAAGTGGTACTAGTCAACAACTACCATAAAGAATTATTCTCATATTTAGAAAAACACAAAGTGACACCAATCGTCTGTCCGTTTAGACATCGTTATTTTTGGGATGGGGGTATTCATTGTGTTACAGTAGATTTAAAACGTACTGGAGAAATGGAGAATTATTTCAATTAAATACGCTTATGTTAATAGAAGATGTACTAACAGAATTCAAAAGGACACACCTCGAACACATCGAGGACATAGTGATCACGGACGGCTATGAAGGTGGCCGGGCAGTGGTGGAATACTTCAGGGGACTGCTACTCACACTCAAAGGCACAAGCTCAGAGGCAGTGAAGGTTTCTGTGAAATGGGACGGAGCACCAGCGGTGGTGTGTGGAGTAAATCCCGACAACGGAAAGTTTTTCGTTGGTACTAAATCAGTGTTCGCAAAAGCGGCCAAGATCAATTACACAAAAAGCGACATAGCAAAAAATCATGGAACAGATGACCTGGGACAGAAACTATTAAAGTGCCTGGTACATCTAAAGAAGTTGGACATGACAGGAGTGTACCAGGGAGACCTATTGTTCACAGACGAAGACATCACCCGCAAGAACATAGATGGCAAGCCCAACCTCACGTTCACACCCAACACCATAACCTATGCAGTGCCAGAACAATCAGATCTCGGCAAACAGATAGACAGGGCCAAAGTGGGCATAATATTCCACACCACATATGTGGGTGACACACTGGCCGACATGAACGCACAGGCAGGAGCGGATGTTGACTCGTTCAAACGATCACTGGACGTGTTCTTCGACAACGCAACCTACAAGGACGTGTCGGGATCCGCCAAGTTTACAGACGCGGAGACCAAGCAGTTCTACAACGGCATCGAGAAACTGGAGGCACTGTTGAACAACGTGCCAAGGAACCTCGCCAGTGTGCTGGGCCAAAACCAAGACTTCGTTCCTATGTTTCAAATGTACATTAACGCAATGGTCAGAGAAGGCAAACTGCCAAACGACGCCAACAAGTTTCTTTTGGGCTTTAAAAAGTTCTACAACGATAGGATGGCACAGCAGATGTCAGGCTTAAAGGCGCAGAAAGCACTACAACTGAGACAGGACAAGATGAAACAGATGCCCGTGTTCCTCAACAGGGCTAAGAAGCCCTTACAGGCCATGCTGACTTTCTATCGTGCTGTGCAGACCATGAAGGCGTTCGTGCTAAGGAAGATGAACCAGGCACAGGCCATAGGTTCTTTCCAGCAGACGGACTCGGGACTGGAGGTAACAGAGCCAGAAGGATTCGTTGCCGTGGACAAATCAGGCAGTGCTGTGAAACTTGTGGATAGGTTAGGATTCTCAAGAAGGAACCTGACCGCGATCAGCAAATTCAAGAAATAATTCAAGAGTCTTGTTAATTTCAAGACTTAATTTTTCCCTGTTGAAGAAGTGATCAAAGTTATATTGTCTCAATGCCTTACTCTGCATGTAAATGTCTTTCCACGGGGCATCACGTAACCTGTCACACAAATCAACAATGGTATCGATCCTTGTGTCTGGATCCCTGTCTAGGTCATATGCTTCTTCAAAATAGTTGTTGAAAGTCTTGAAACCCATTTCTCTCAACTTCTGTAGGTATAGATAGTTTCCATGCACAACGAAAAATTGCTGTGCTATTATGGGTTTCCAGATCTTCTCGGTCATGAATATGTCATGATCATTGTCGTTGGTCTCTGACACGATGCTACATGCGGTATCATTGTAGGGTTTCTCGAATATATCCTGGTCCATGCCATGGTGTGGATAGTCTTGTGCCCATGGTAGTTCATATTCGGCTGGTAGTTTCCTTGTAGGCCAGTTGGTATGCAGGCTGTTATTTAAAACACCCTTATCCAACAACTTGTTGTACAATTTCTTCCGATGTGTCCTAGGTTGTTTGTTAAGATATAAAAAGTCATATTTTTTGTTTGAATGATCAAAAGTGAACGTCTTGTCCTTGTGCTTTTTGTACATGTAAAACCAGAACCAAGATACCCCACCTTCCCATACCATTTGACCGGAATCGTGTGGTGGATAAAGATCCATGCACTTGATGTTTTCTATCGATTCCCATGGGGTGGTGTATATGATTTTGAAATTCTGGGATCGTAAAAGATCTATCCTTTTGTCGAGCTCAATCCTGAACTCCGGATTGTGTGATGGGTGTGTGGGTCCTATCTTATCCCTGTCAACAAACGCTATCCTGCGATCATATGAATCGATATCATAATTGTGTGCAGTAAAATACTCACCAGTCATTTCAAAGATTTGATTTTCTAAGGAATTCATGTTTATGAACTCTTCGAGGTCCGTGTGATGGCCCGTCTTCATCACGTCTGTCAATATAAAGTTACGTTGCATAGTATCTATAAATACCCGTATGTTAACACCATTTTTAAAGTATGTATCTGAAGGTAGAGTGATAAGACGCCAAAACGACCTACAAAGATACACTTTCCAGGAGATAACCGAGCGTATATATCTAGCCTTCCTCGCACTCACACTGCTGAAGAATTTTGCACAGACCAAAGGTTTTGTGAAATCCTACGCTACGAACACATTGGCCCAAGGCACATTTGACCGGGTGCGATCTACGTCCAACGACCTCCACAACATGCTGGCGGTAGTTGCGGGAGATCCAGAAATTACCAAAAAGTTGGCAAACAAAAACGCCGCAATGGCGTTGAGGCAGAGGCAATCTGTGCCTGTGTTAGCCATTAGAAGATATCTAAGAGACTTTAAGAACAGTTATTCCTTTCTAACAAATTTGGAGTCTGCCCTGGGTATAGGCAACATGGACTACAAGAACCTGCGGAGGGCAATTAGCGACTACGCCGGACTTGATGGAAAGCGAAAACAAGTGACCACCACAAGATTGTTGCAGGCACTCAAGGCCAAGTTGTCGGGCACCGACCTACAGAAGAAAACACAGGAGTTTGCCGACAAGCAAAAACTTGAATTAGACAATGTGATCGACGCAGAAAGAACAGTTCCTGGAGCAGACCTCACTCCTGACGAGATAACAGGGTACCGGGTTTTGGTAGGTGCCTCTAATGTGAGACGTGCCAAGGTGGCGGCGGACATGATTAGACAGGGCAAAGCAGTGCCGGCCCCAGTGATGCAGGCATACGCACCTGTGGTGAAAATGATCGACGACATTGTTAAAGGTGGATATACATTCGTCAAACTACTACAATCAATACATGACAGAGCAAGAAAAAAGTAAATGCTATAGATGTTCGTGCAGTCCTCACTGTAACGGCAGTTGCAAGAACTGTGAAAACTGCGATGTTTGTGATTGTACAAAATGTTTGCAGAGATTTCACGTAGACGGGTAGGATAAATATGGGTGTATGGCAACACCAAATAATTTTAAAGTAACCGACGCTATCGGAAGCACTGACAATTTTGCAGGCGCTGATGTAAAGTTCTTTCATATAACTTTGATTCAGTCTGACAGTTCGGTATTGGATATCAGAACGGAATTAGATTATGACGAAACTGTTCATAATTTGATTAGAACAATTTTGCAAAGAGGTACAATATTATACCAACGTATTGATAATGCCGCATCAGGCAGGATAGACATCACCATGGAAAGACCTGGTTGGACAGCGGCCACACTGCAAACAGCAATAAGAGCCATGGGAGACAGTGTTGGAATCAATAACAAGTCAGTTTCGCTGTCTGTGGTGGTGGAAACCGAACTAAAACTGGATAATTTGTAATCTTATCACATAATTTACCAACTTTACCACTAAATACTTGCAACTTGATGCCTGAGCGGCATCATAGTCATTTAAATCAGATAAAAAGGAGGATTAAAAATGGCATATACAGGAACATCTGTAGCAGGTGGAGAAGGTAACACTACTTTCGCACCTCTTAACCTTGAGTTCTTAGGCAAAGACTTAGAATTCGTTACTATCGATTACAACGGTGACGTATCAACTAAGACAGCGAAGGACTCTGCAATCGACAAGACACTTAAAACTGTACAAGGTTACGCAAACCTAGTAGGTATGGGACCACTTGTTGCTTCGGACAATGAACAAACTTTCATAATCGAAGGTGTTGACCAATTTGTTGGTGCACCAGCGAGCGCGGGTGGTTCATTTACATTAACTACTACTACAGCAGGAAGCTCAGTAGGCACTCTTCAGACTGCCATACAGGCTTTAGGCACAGTTGACTCAATCGGTTTGGGTTCAGCAACTGCCACAGCAACCAAATTAGGTATCGCTACTGCTAACGTAATCAGTTAATCATTGATTAGCAACTTTTAGGAGGAGAATTAATGCCTATTACACAAAACAGATCTACGGATCTAACAAGAAGACAGGCCTTTAACGGAAAAGGTTTAACCTTTGTTGAAGTGATCTGGAACAACGAAGACATCGCACCTCAGACAACACCAGAGGCGTTGGATTCAGTGTTCGACAAAACAACGAAAGTTGTGAACAAGAACGGTACGCTTTTAGCGGCATCTTACAGGTTAGACGCGAAAGCGACTGACAACGATGCGGCAGAGGCGGCTTCGATCAATGCTGACGAGTCTATCACGTCTTATCAGTTTATCGTTGAAGGCACACCTGGACAGTTCAACGCGGCGGACTCAGCAGGCGACATCAACATGGATGTTGACGCCACTGTGATCGGTGACGCTGAAGCGGACCTAGAATCAGACATCAGAGATGTAATCTCAGGTGACTCTTCTGCGGAACAACTTCATGTCAAAATCAGAACATTATTACCAGAAGGTGTAACATCTTCAGGTGACGATGCAATCTACGGAATGTTCGACCAAAGAGGTGATGCGTAAGCATAGCCACTAGTCAACAGACTCAATTACCAAAGGGCGGATCTTTATTTAGGTTCGCCCTTTTTTAACGATTAAATAATCACATGCCAACGCCTATAGAACAAACACTCGCAATCATCTTTAGTGGTGATTCAAAATTGAGAGAGTCAACTCCTCTCATCTACCAGATGCCAGAGAAAGAAAACAGTGACAATGAAAAAAGAATGCGGTGGCATTTCCTGACCAACTCTGCAACAAATTCAGTTAAGCATTGGCTGACGACAGAATATGGCACACCTGTATTACAGAAGTTGCCCTTAGAGGAAAACAAAGACCAATCAGAAATCTTTGCATTGATTCGAGAGCCCAAAGAGAGATGGTGGAGCGGAGTCAGAGAATGGATGCATAACCTTCCATGGTATTCCTGGTGGGAAAACGAACAAGTCATGAATCAATGGCCACACTTCAACAGATTTACTATTGCCCAACATGTGACCTTAGAACAAGCCCCTGCTAATCATTACATCAAGGTAGACCATCGTGTCAATGAAAGGATGGTCAACTTCGCCAGGAGGCATAGTTTGAAGCTCTACGGTCCATTCAGATGGGTGCAGAACAAAAGGCACAATTGGGCCGACAGGAAAAAAATGGAAGACAAGGGTAAAGTGCAACTAGAAAAATGGCTGTCCAAGAACCCAATGTATCAAAAAAAATTAGATGAATACCTCGAACCAGACTACCAATACTGGAACAAAGTCAAGCACCAGGACTGATGTACGAGTACAGGATACACACCTTAGTGGACATAACAAATAACGGCAATCTCAGGCAACCGTTCCCGTTCAAGACAGAAACCGGTAAGGTCATACACGACAAACACAGTTTAAGTATAGCCCGTAACCAGAACTCGAACTTCTCCACAATGATACAACTGTTGCAGATGAGGGGTAACATCACATGGGAACACGCACCACAGAAGATGGAACTGCCCGACCTGGGCAATCACACATTTGGATCCTACTACGAAGGTCCACACACCACATGGCACTTCCAGTTCTTCACAGAGCAGTCGGGAGTGTATGGAGACATCACAGATCCAACTGCAAGCCTGGTAGAAGACTTCAGCCTCATACCTATAGTTGCGGACTGCATTAACACAGCACACCTGCCCATACACACATTCGTAACAAAGGAAATGCAGGGCACGGAGAGACAGAAGATAATTGGTGCACTGGCGGGTGGAATTATAAACACGTACTTTTCGTACAGCGGACCTACTGATAAATAACAGTACATTTAGGCACAAACAAAAACACACAGAGGCTCATCTAGGCAATGCGACAGGCACAGTTCCAGGCTATAACAGCGGAGATCAGAGAGATCAAACAGGAGTTGAGAGAATTTATTAGACTTATGAGTACAACAGATTTAGAGAAGACGAATTTAGAAGCACACGTGGACCTTTGCTCGGAGAGATACAAAGGACTTCACGACAGACTGAGTGCGATCGAAATAAGGTTGGCCAAGATGAACGAGGACATGTCAGTCAGCCATAAGTCAACAACCAAGACAATCATAGCGACAGCAGGCACAGTGGTCGCAGGCTTACTATCTACAGTGGTGGTGATCCTGATGAAGATGCCCGGTTAAACATAATTAATTTTACCATTAGATAAAAAATATGCATGTACAGATAGCACCTAGATGTAGGGTATGGATAACTGCCGCGGAACTAGACTTCGTAAGAACACACAGCGGCCAGACATTCCGCAATACCGACCTACAACCTTTGGAAGTAGAAATGGCCAAGCGACTAGCGGACAAGGCCATCTTTGTGAGGAAAAAACTTGACACAGACGTTCAATATGCTTTAAATAGACGCATTAAGTTTGTGCAAAATGCCAATAAAAAATAAACAAGAACTGGTAAGACAGATCGAGGCCTATGACTTGAAAAACAAGTTGGCAGAACTGGCTCGCCGCGAAGAACAACGCAGACCATTCCGCCACTTACCCAAGCAATTCTCCAAGGGTATTCTGATTGGTAACATAGCCATAGTGCCCAAGAAACACACCGGAACGCGATATGTATATGTGATAGCAAACATGATCGAGGCCAAAATACTACACGACGCCATCAACCTCAAACAAACTGCCATCTTGGTGGCACACTACCTGGCAGATGGTAAGAACGTGCCCACTAATATATTGGACTACGACATGCATTTCGCCAGCAAACTGTTTGATATACAGCAGTTCAAGGCCACAATTAAACTTGCCCGTAAGGCCAAAGACGAAATAAAAGAAGATATATACCAGCAGAGATTGGACGACGCTAATTATTACGCAGACCAGTACAAGGCAAAAATACAGGATATTTTCCATAACACCTTTGGTGGCTAGATAATAAATAAACACAGTATGAAGAGCTTAGAACTTACAAAACCAATTACAACAGAATCATTACTTAAAGAATTCGAATCAAGATTCAATCAGACCATGGATCTAGGTAAGTTCACCAAAGAAGAACTTGAAGACTATGCGAACCACGTGCGAACCAAGATACACGAGATAACACAGAACACACACTTCGGTAAGGAGTTGAAGGACGACAAGTATCACAAAAGCCAAATGATGCTGGACATAATCAACCAGGCCATTAGCGAGAAGAAACTGGCTGAGTATGGAGGCAACATGAACGACCCAATGACCAAGGTGGCCACAACCACACTGTCAGCAAAGGCAAAACTTGACAAGGGACAGGCCCTAGACCAAGAAGAGAAAAAAGTGGTGCAGAAAATAATGACCAAAGAGGGTGTAGAAGAGCAATCAGAATTAATACTAGCGGCGAAAGACATGATGGACAAAGTCACAGGTTATTTGGAAGACCTAGCATCAATGAAAACAGAAGGCGCATTAGAACTAGTAGACAGAATCAGAGATGAAATGGGTGCAGACAAGGCAGACGCATTTCTACAAAAAATCCAACCAGCGATTGAACAGGCGGAGGCCACTTTAACGACAACCAGGCAAGAACTGGACAACGGTGTAAGAATATTGACCGGAGAAGAAGTTGCTTCAGAACCCATGGGCGCCGATGACACGATGGACATGGACACAGATCTAGACTCACTGGACTCAGAAGGTGGAGAAGAGACAGATGAGTTTGGAGCCTCTGATGCCGAAGCGGGTGGAACAGAACCAGAAGGCAGAGAACAAAGAGAATCCAAAGAAGTGTTTGAAGCATCAAACAGATTGTTCAGTAAACTAGCAGGAAAGTAGTCCTGTGAGATTTTTCGAATTTAATCAAGACAAAGACTTAGAATCAGCGTTGGTCAATACCCTTATGAACATGCAGGGCGATGCCGACGAGAAGGACCAATCATCAGAAATTAGTTTTGATGCTGTGAAGGGCATCATGTCCAACACAGGTTACCCAGCGTTCAATTATGATGTGTTCAAGAGATTGTATGACTCGGGAAAAACATTAAAGAATGTTGTTGCAGATTTTAACCAAGAAAAAATTGTTATTAAAACAGATGCCGAAGCGGCCGACGATCCAGCGATGGATTTTGATAACCAAGGTTCAACAGACACGGTCAAGAAGATGGCCAAGTCTGCCATGAACAGACGAAAATAGTCAATAATTACATACATGCACTACAAGAGTATGAAATACCAGTTGAACTCATTACGGCTCGGACTGATACACGAAGACAACATCTATGGTAAACCAACAGTGTTCATAGCGATGGGAAGCCAATCTCTCAATATCAAGACTCACATGGAGATCATAAAAAAATTCAAAAAACAAGATATCAATGTAATTGCAATTCCTTTTGACAATAATGGCTCAGAGCCAGGCGACGATTATGAGGTCGTGGCCCACTACGAGAACATTTTGGGCATCAAATTTTACGTGACAGAGAAGATAGAAGCATCTCACCAGTTCTTCGAGGACTTTGGGATTCCCACAAATGATTTCACAGAATACCACTTCGACGCCAAAACTAAATTCACGAGGAAAGTGTGATGAGCAAGGTGTTCTGCGATAAACCGTTCGACCACAACTACGTACACCCCAACGGCAAGATACGACTGTGCTGTGCGACCTCACAGGATCTACCAACTGACAACAACTACAACCTGTTCGATGCAAACAAGCACACCATCGAGGACTATTGGAACAGCAACAGGATGAAGGAGATACGCCGGAAGATGATCGCGGGGGAGAAGATCAGAGACTGTGCCAAATGTTATGAGCAGGAAGAGAAAGGCACAGACAGTCTGAGATCAACAAGAGACATGGACAATTATATCAAAAACACACTACCAGATGGCACCTATCAGAAAACTGCCACGACAATGCAAGTACAGATGGGAAACATATGCAATCTAAAATGCAAGATGTGTAGCCAGATGTACAGTCACATGCACGGCATGGAGACCAGAGACATAGGCATGGAGGATCCAGAATGGTTGCACTGGGTCAAAGAACAAGGAGCCAATGTCAACAACTGGACCAACGAACTGGGCGTCAAACAGGAATGGTACAAAAACGATAATCTAAAGACTAAGATGTTCCAACATATCAGTAAAAACATAACGCAACTTGCAGTGATAGGGGGTGAACCCAGCCTCATACCGGAATTCTATGAGCTGTTTGAATACTGCGATCAACAAGGAACATTGGGAAACAAGAATGTGACAATCGTGACAAACCTGACCAACACAAACCCAAGACTGACCAACTGGTTGCCTAAACTTAAAGGCTGGAAGATATGGGCCAGCGTGGACGGGTTGGGGGAGAGGACTGAGTACATAAGATACCCAAGCCGGTGGGACAAGATTCTTGAGAGCCTAGAGTTCTACAGGAGCATCATGGGAGACAACGGTAACATCACCCTGAGCCCCGCCATACAACTGCTGAACATAGACCAACTGGACGACATAGTCAAATGGTGGTTGGACTGGTGCGGAGGCGAGCTGAACGACAGGTACGGTTTCACATGGCTGGCTGTTGTATGGTATCCGTTGATATGCAACCCCAACATGGCACCACGTGAGTGGAGATTGAATGTGGCTGACAAGTTGTCTAGATACAAGTTTGATCAGTTCTATGAAAACATCATACACGAGTTAAGGAGAGATCACCACAATCCAGAGAAGTATCAGCAACTACAGAAGGCATTCATCAAGTACAACGACAGGCAAGATCAATTCCGTAACGTACCAAAGACCTGGAGACAACTACTTCCTGAACTGGCACAATCTTTGACAAACTCTCTAAAGTAATATACAATATGTCTATGAAAATACCAAAAGATGTTTTTGACGACAAGGGCATAATCTATAATCAAAAATACCCCTACGGTGAAATGAGCCGTGTCACAAAGAATCACAAGCGACATTATGAAACACCAGACGGCAGGCAGGTACCATCAGTTACCACTGTGTTGAGTGCTACAAAAGACATGACACATCTACATGCATGGCGTAAGAGGATTGGTGCGGAGAAGGCACAACAGATAACGACAGAGAGTGCCAACATAGGGACAGTGATGCACCGTAGCCTAGAGAAGCACGTGAAAGGTGAGGACAGGACACCAGGATCAAACTTAATCCAACAGAAGGCACACAAGATGGCCAACGTCATAATCGACAACGGATTGAACGATGTCAGTGAAGTATGGGGATCAGAAGTTTCACTGTACTATCCTGAACTGTACGCAGGCACAACTGACCTAGTTGGTGTGTACAAAGGCGAACCCGCAATCATGGACTTCAAGCAGGCGAGACGTCTGAAGAAGAAGGAATGGGTGGAGGACTACTATCTCCAACTAGTAGCATATTCAGAAGCACACAACAAGATGTACGACACACAGATCAGGACAGGACGTATCTTTATATGCACACAGAACAACGAATATCAGACATTCGACATAGACAACTACGATCAGTGGGTGGGCAAGTGGTATGCTAAACTAGAGGAATACTACAAGAAGATACTGTAATAAATAACAGTATATGCCTATAGTTCAAATTAGTAGAATACAACACAGACGTGGAAAAAGAACAGATCTACCACAACTCGCCGCAGGTGAATTGGGCTGGGTCATAGACGAACAGAGACTATTCATAGGTAACGGCACGGTGGCGGATGGTGCTCCGGCAGTGGGCAACACCGAGATAGTCACATCGGGTGCCAGCAGTTTCACTACTGCTCTTAACTATGTTTACAGAGGATATCTGGGAGATGCAACTCCCATACAGACGGGTGTGTCTGGCGATCATACAAGGACATTACAACAAAGATTAGACGACACTGTTTCGGTCAAGGCGTTTGACGCCAAGGGCGATGACAGCACCAATGACACGGCGGCCATACAGAGGGCCATAGACGAATTATACTCAGACACGGATGCACTAACAGACGACCCGCGGGCAAGAAGGATTTTATTTTTCCCAGCCGGTGTCTACAGGATCAACGGTAGCATCACCATCCCACCTTACGCACACCTAGTGGGCGAAGGACCAGACAAGACCATAATCAGGCAGTCGGGTGGAAACGCACCTGTGGCTGTGACAGAGGATGACGAAGAAAATGTATTTCCTGCTATAGGAACAGACGGTGCCACACTCCCAACACAGATACAGATAGAAGGTGTCACATTTAAGAATGCGGAAGCGTATGGTGGTGTTAGCATAGACAACGCTACCAAGTTGTACTTCAACAATTGCAAGTTTGAAGGAGTATATGCTAGTGGGGGTTCGGACAATACAATTTCAAAAGGTATAACAGTGAGGTCAACGACTGCACTGCCTTGCTCACAGATCGTTTTCAACCAATGCCAGTTCACCAAGTTCGCGAGACTGGTGGACCTGAGTATGGACGTGACCAACATGAGATTCAACAACTGTGATTTCAGCATTGCATATTATGGCGCAATCATAGGTGATGAGTGGGACAGTTCTACAACAAATGGTATGACGGTTGGTCCAAGAGATGTTCACTTCTCTGGCAACAGTTGGAGTACCATCAGTCAACAGGCCATCTACGTTAAACCACAACAGACAGTAGAAGCACCATCTAGAAACATTATATCCCATGGCAACTGGTACGCATCAACGGTAGGTAACAATTTCGAAGGTGTTGGCTCAATCAGAGAAGTACCAATCTTACAATTTGACCAAGACGAGTGTAGTTCAATCATGGACTTCTTCGAGAGATCGGACCTACGTAGATCAGATGGCAGTTCTCACATGAATGCGGCACCGGAATTACAGGGAATCGGTATACAGGACAAAGCAATAAAATCATTTACACTAGCAAACTTTCAATCGGCTACCACAGTAAACGAATATCCAGCACTGGCAGGAAAAGGTTTAAAAATTACTTACAAGATTGTTAGAGGCACACTTGACAGGACAGGTGAATTGATAGTAAGTGCTTCTACCAACGGTGTAAGTTACGACGACACCTACACAGAAAGCGGAAGTGACTGTGGTGTTGAATTGACAGCGGTGCTCGACAACAAAGACTCCACGGCAGGATCGGAAACAGTTGTATTAAAGATGGCAACCACAGACGCAACTAATCCAGCAACCATAGATTACCAGACCACAATCTTGGCATAAACTCCACAAACAGATAGACAGAAAACTTTTTTTGTCGTAATATTAGTACATTATAAAATTACATAACGACGCTGTGATTTTATTCGTATGACAGACAGTAGACAAAGACAAAAAAAGTTAAACACACGGATTTAGATAAATATGGATACAACAAAAACAAAAATCAAACATAAAAAATACAAAACCTTAATGCCGAACACCAACTCTAGTACGATCAAAGTTCAAAAAAGAGATGGCAGGCTGGAGGACCTTGATATCAACAAAATCCATTTCGTCGTTGAAGAGGCCTGTGAAGGTCTTTCCGGAGTGTCGTCGTCACAGATTGAAATGAATGCCAACATACAGTTCTATGATGGCATGACAACAAAGGACATCCAAAACGTTTTGGTTAGATCAGCAAATGATCTTATTTCATTGGAAGCACCCAACTACCAGTACGCCGCGGCGAGATTACTTTCCTATGATGTGAGGAAGGAAGCACACGGTCAGTATGAATACATTCCGTTGTTGAAACTTATCCTAAGGAACATCAGGTCGGGTGTGTATGACAAAGGCATACTAGACAAGTATTCAAAGACAGAGATTAAAAAATTCAACACATGGATAAAACGAGAAAGAGATCTTAAATTCACATACGCAGGTCTGAGACAGATCTGTGACAAGTATCTTGTGCAGGACAGGAGCACAGGACAACTGTACGAGACGCCACAGGACATGTACATGATGATTGCGGCAACATTGTTCGCGGAGTATCCTACAAAGACCAGAATGAGTTATGTTAAAAAATATTACGATGCGATATCACTGCACAAGATCAACATACCCACACCGGTCATGGCAGGAGTGAGGACTCCTATCAGACAGTTTGCTTCTTGCGTCCTAGTGGACAGTGATGACACTTTGCCAAGTATCTTTTCAAGCGACATGGCTATTGGATTATATGTTGCCAGAAGAGCAGGCATAGGGATCAACGCAGGACGTATCAGAGGCATCAACAGCAAGATCAGGGGAGGGGAGGTCCAACACACAGGAGTCATTCCGTTCCTTAAAAAATTCGAATCAACTGTGAGATGTTGCACACAGAATGGTGTGCGTGGTGGAAACGCAAC